AAATACAAATACTATGTCAGACAATATTCAAACAGAAGGCCTATCAGCACCGATTGGCACAACAAAAACCAGCTCACAGCATCTTGAAGGTGCCAAATTATTAATTAAACACAGAAAACCTGTAAACGAAGAAATTCCAGGTTCAAGATCAAGAAACATCAAAGCATTATACGTTGAAAATGCAGATGGTGAAAGATTCAAATATCCATACATTCATTTAAATGGTGCTCGAGCAATGACAAGACATGTACAAGCCGGCGGAACACCTTACGATGAAGTAGGTCAATCAATTACTGGAATGAGTGAGCAGTTGAGTAAAATTAGAGAAGTAGTTAATATTGCTAGACGTTCTGCACAGATGCAAGAACAAGCCGGTTCAATTATAAACAGTTTATTAGCAAGACAAGACAGATTAAGAGAAACTGTAAGAAGATTAACAACAGCAGAAGGTTATTCACAATACGCAGAAACATATACAGCTCCGGTAACTAAACAATTAGAGCAAAACACAATTGATGAAATGAAAAACAAATTTACAGTTTCAAACATTGACAACAGAATTACAGAATTATTACCTTTGATTCATGAAATACATGATGAAGAAATCAACGACACAGACAGTTTAAGAAACAGAGTTTTACAGAAACTAGATAGTCCAGTTGAAATGCATCCAAGAAATCAGTCACAGTCAGATTATGATCCTAGCAAAGTTGCACAGTTCAGTGACAAGCGAGCCAAAGTTGCATATAGACTTGGTGATCTAGCGGCAAGAGCCAAAGATGATGAAATCTCAATCTATCTTGCAAGAATGAGTGACAAATTTTCTGGAATGGATGTTGAAAAAGAAAAACCAGAAGACATTGACACAATCAAATCTATCATTGCAAAAGTACAAGAACCTAAGCCAGCAGTGGCAAACAGTGAAAGTGTCACAGAAAACAAAGAACTTAAAGAAGTTACAGAATTGACAGAATCATTTGATAGAATTTTAGGAATGTTTTCTCCAAATCATGTTGCACAACATGAAGATGAAGTAGAAGAAAACACACTAAGCACATATGCATCACAGCAAGAACTAACAAAAATGTTGCAAAATTCTATTGAAAAAGCAAAAGAGCTACAACGTATTCAATTAGATCCGCACACAGCAAAAGATCCAGAACTACAAAAAGAATTAATGAAGCGTAAAGCAGAATTAAATGATGAAGTTCATAACATCAAAGCCAGAATGGCCGACATGGGGATCAAAAAAGAAAACACAGTAGAAGAAGATAATGCATTTAACACAGCGGCGGCCCAGGCGGCAGTAGCTGGTAAAAAAGAATTTTCATTTAATGGTAAAACATATCCAGTAAAAATGAGCAAAGAAGCGGCACAGAAACTTTTAGATGAACAAGCAGTTGAAGAAGGTCGTTTAAAAGATGAAAGAGAAAACATGGAAGCCGATGCTTCTGATATGAGCAAAGAAGAATTTGTCAAAGCACACGGTGAAAAATATGCTCATATTTGGGACAAAGTTCAAAACGAACTAAAATACGGCACAGACGAAAGTGTTGAAGAAGGTCGTGTAAAAGACTGGTTACTAGATATGGAAGCAGATGCGGCGGCTATGTCAAAAGAAGAATTTATCAAAGCACATGGCGAACAGCATGTTGATATCTGGAACAGAGTACAAAAAGAAATGGATGGTGATTACGAATACATGCCAGAACCAGAATTTGAATCAACAGAAAACAACACACTAGCAAGAATTATAGAACTTTCTGGTTTAAGAAAATAATTTTTCAAAAACCGGTTGACATTTATCTAAAAGATAAATATAGTAGTGCTTAATGTTAGAAAACATTAAAGTACTAACAGGCAAACATAGGCAAACATAGGCTAATATAGGCAAAAAGGAGGCTAACATGGCTACACTCGCAGAAATCCGTGCTAAACTGGCGGAACAAGAAAAAAGAACCTCATCAGCAGGTACAGTTTCAGACAATGCAATTTATCCATTCTGGAATATTCCAGAAGGAACAACTTCCACACTTAGATTTCTACCAGACGGAAACACAGAAAACACATTTTTCTGGGTAGAAAGAGCAATGATCAAATTACCATTTCCTGGTATTAAAGGTCAAGCAGATACAAAACCAACTCTTGTACAAGTTCCTTGTATGGAAATGTTCAATGAACCATGTCCGGTACTAGCAGAAGTTAGAACTTGGTTCAAAGATTCAAGTCTAGAAGACATGGGTAGAAAATATTGGAAAAAGCGTTCTTATATTTTCCAAGGTTTTGTTGTAAATTCAACACTAGATGAAGAATCGGTACCTGAAAATCCAATTAGACGTTTTGTAATCAATCCATCAATCTTTAACATTATTAGATCAGCATTAATGAATCCAGATATGGAAGATCTTCCAACTGATTATGAATCAGGAAGAGAATTTAAACTGACTAAAACTGCTAAAGGTGGTTATGCAGATTATTCAACTTCAACTTGGAGCTTCAAAGCAAGATCACTAGACGAGACAGAAAGATCAGCAATTGATCAACATGGTTTGTTTAATCTTAGTGATTATATGCCAAAGAAACCTTCACAAGATGAGCTAAACATTATTCAAGAAATGTTCAAAGCAAGTGTTGATGGAGAGCTTTATGATCCAGATAGGTTTGGACAGTATTACAAGCCAGCAGGTTTGAACACTGGTAATTCAAACACATCTAATACTACAGCAAATGCAACAACAACAGCACAACCAACACCTGCTGTTGAAACTGCAACTGCTCAACCAACGGTTCAACCAACTCCTGAACCTGCAAATGCTAGTGTAACAGAATCAGTTACAGTAGCAGAAAAACAACCTGAGTCACCAGCACCAGCACAGCCGGCAGAAACTGGCAAAGTTGCCGCTGATGATATCTTGGCTATGATTAGAAATAGACAAGCTAACAAAGGTTAATGTATAATTATGAGCGTGAGGAAACTCACGCTCTTTCTTTAGGAGGTAAAAATGGTAAGACCGTTTGACGTAAGTAAATTTAGAACCAGTCTAACAAAAAACATTCAAGGCATTAGTGTAGGTTTTGAATCTGACCCAAACACTTGGGTATCAACTGGTAATTATACACTAAATTATCTAATCAGTGGTGACTTTCAAAGAGGTATTCCTTTAGGTAGAGTAACCATGTTAGCAGGTGAATCAGGTTCTGGTAAGAGTTTGATCGCATCTGGTAATCTTATTAAAAATGCACAAGAGCAAGGTATTTTTTGTGTGGCATTAGATTCTGAAAATGCATTACACGAAGATTGGTTACAAGCACTAGGTGTAGACACGAACCCAGATAAACTGCTTAGAATTAATGTTGCTATGGTAGATGATGTTGCTAAAATTATCAGTGATTTTATCACAAACTACAGCAAAGAATATGATAGTAAAGATGAGTCTGAAAGACCAAAGATTCTTTTTATTATTGACAGTTTAGGTATGTTGCTAACACCAACTGATAGAGATCAGTTTGAAAAAGGTGACATGAAAGGTGACTTAGGAAGAAAAGCCAAATCGCTGACTGCATTGATTAGAAACACAGTAAACCTTATTGGAAATTACAATATTGGTTTAGTAGCAACTAACCATACATATGCTTCGCAAGATATGTTTGATCCAGATGATAAAATATCAGGTGGACAAGGATTTGTGTATGCAAGTTCAGTTGTGGTTGCTATGAAAAAACTCAAACTAAAAGAAGATGAAGATGGTAATAAAATTTCTGATGTTACAGGTATTAGATCAGCTATTAAGGTTATGAAAACTAGATTCAATAAACCGTTTGAATCTGTTCAAGTCAAAATACCTTATGAATCAGGAATGGATCCATATTCAGGATTAGTTGAGCTTTTTGAGAAAAAAGGTTTGTTGGTCAAAGAAGGCAACAGATTAAAATATGTTGACCTTGAAGGCAAAGAACACAAATACTACAGAAAGCAATGGACTGGTGAAAATCTTGATTTAATCATGTCAGAATTTAATCAACAGGTAAAACTAAATAACACCGAAGGAGCAACAGTTGAACATGAAGACACAAATGGAGGCGGAGATGCTTCTTGAAGCATGGCAAAAACTGATAGAATATGTGCCAGCTAAAGACAAAGTTGACGCCGCAAGATCATATGTAGCTTTAATCGACGATTACAATCTTGACGAAGCATCGTTACAAGAACTCAAAGATAATGACACATATCTTGAAGCCGCAATTCAAGACTATTATGATGAGTTAGAAGACGAAGAAGATCAAGATTGGGACAGTCAAGAGGACTGGTAATGCCACAGGGATGGTATAATCAAGTTTCAGCAGACCTTGGCAAAATTGTTGATTGTATTGATTTTTACGAAACACAACTAGAAGAAGCACGAGTTGAATGTGGGCTTTCTGGTAACATTGAAAAAAATGCTACCAGAATACCCGGCATTGTTGAGCATCGTTTTAATCAATTACAAGAAATTGAAGCAATACTAGAATTTCTCAACATACAATTAAGAAAAATACGTAGTAAACACTATAAAAAATATTTAGAAAGTTATCAACGAGCATTGACCAGTCGTGATGTTGAAAAATACATAGACGGCGAAGACGAAGTTGTTGACATGACAAATATTTTAAATGAGTTTGCACTTTTAAGGAACAAATATTTGGGTCTCATGAAAGCTATTGATTCTAAACAGTTTCAGATTAATAACATTGTCAAATTGCGAGTAGCAGGGCTTGATGATGCTGAACTGTTTGCAAAAAAATAACTTTTGTGTTAATATTACATTATGCAAAAAGCAATCTTACACATTAGAGATGAAGTAAATGTCAAGTTTGAAGGACTTGATGTTGCTACAAGGCGAAAAATTTCTGACAAATTAAAATATTTTGTACCTTATGCTTATCATCTCCCAGCATATAAATTAGGAAGATGGGATGGTTTTATTAGATTCTGTGATATAGGTGCAAGAACATATCTTAACCTTATTGAAAAAATACTGCCTGTTGTTGAACAACAAGGATATGAAATCGAAATTAAAGATGATAGAAACGACTGGAACTTTGAGTTTAACAAAGTCGATGCCATGTACTTAGCTAATATGACTTGGCCAAAAGGTCATCAACTTGATGGTGAGCCAATTGTACTTAGAGACTATCAAGTTGATGTGATTAACAATTTTATTGCCAATCCTCAAAGTCTACAAGAAGTAGCAACCGGTGCCGGTAAAACAATTATTACAGCATCGTTGAGTAAACTCTGTGAAAAATATGGCAGAACAATAGTTATTGTGCCAAACAAAAGTTTGGTTTCACAAACAGAAGAAGATTATAAAAATATAGGTTTAGATGTAGGTGTGTATTTTGGAGAAAGAAAAGAATTAAATCATCAACACACAATTTGTACTTGGCAAAGTCTTAACGTACTACACAAAAAAACAAAGAAACAAGAATCTGACTTTCCTATTGATGAATTTTTAGATGGTGTAGTGTGTGTAATGGTTGATGAAGTACACATGGCAAAAGCAGATGTATTAAAACAACTGTTAACAGGACCTTTTGCAAATGTACCAATTAGATGGGGATTAACAGGTACAGTACCCAAAGAAGAATATGAAAAAGCCAGTTTGGTAGCAAGTTTAGGCTCTGTTATAAGTTCTCTCAGTGCCAGTGAATTGCAAGACAAAGGTGTGTTAGCACAATGTCATGTTAATGTTATTCAAACACAAGATATCCAGTCTTTTAGAAGTTATCAAGAAGAATTAACTTATTTGACAACAAACAATTATAGATTAGAATTTTTAAGTAACTTAGTTGAAGAAATAAGATCTGGCGGTAATACTTTGATATTGGTTGATAGAATCAAAACTGGAGAATTGTTAAAAGACCTAATACCAGGCAGTGTGTTTATTCAAGGTAAAACCAAAATGGAAGAAAGACAAGAAGAATATGATGAAGTTGCTACTGAACAATACAAAGTACTAATAGCAACATATGGTGTTGCCGCGGTTGGTATTAATATACCGAGAATATTTAATTTGGTTCTTATGGAACCTGGAAAAAGTTTTGTCAGAGTTATCCAAAGTATTGGAAGAGGCATTAGAAAAGCCAAAGACAAAGATCATGTACAAATTTGGGATATAACTTCTAGTTGTAAATTTTCAAAAAGACACTTAACAACCAGAAAAAAGTTTTACAAAGAAGCAAATTATCCGTATACTGTAAACAAGGTGAATTTATGAGAATATTAACAACAACAAACGAATCATACAATTTAGATTGTGTGCCAGAAACAGTAGACGATTTACAATACTGTGTATTAGACACTACAAATAAAAACAACATTGACTTCTTTTTTATTCCATTAATTTTTATGGAAACATTTTCTGCTCCTAGCATGATTATGGAAATTGGACCTTATAATGTGCAAATGCCAATTGATTGGAGTATACTAGTTGTTGAAAAAGAATTAGGACAGTGTGAAATGGTTCCATTAACCAGTTTAAATGATAGAGGTTTTGAAGCACTTGTAATTAATCCATTAACTGTTAAAATGGTAGAATCATATGAAATTAAAATTGTAAATGTATTTCAAGAAGTGAAATGGTATTTTCCAAAACTCAAACACGGGCATATAATGAGTGTTCCAGCAAAAGAAGGAAAAAACTCTCCTTGTATGTTTTTTGCTAAAGATATTAACCAAATACCCGATGTGCTTGATGTTGGAAGTTTTTTATGAGCAAACCAAATATAAACTTAAATCAACTTTTATATAATTTAGATATTGGCAAACATGATTGGTATGAAAATCTTGACAGTGAAACTAAAAAAAGTTTTTCACCTTATGTGACAATGCGTTTTGCATCAAATGTAAAAGCAAATAAAATATTACAAGAATCACATATTGAAAATGTTAATGAATTCTGTAATAAACACTTTTCATTGACACAAAAACATGGTGATGATAGTTTGCTTTTTTGGAAGTTATTGTGTTTGTGTGGCACAGGAAAAAAACAGTTTCATCCATGGCTTAAAGCACCTAAAGGCAAAGGTAAAAAAACCAAGTTGTTTGACTTTGTACAGAGTTGCTATCCAACATACAAAGATGATGAAATTGAATTACTATTAAAAGTATTAGACAACAAAGAATTAAGACAATTAGCA